GCTCCGGTGATTATCGGCGTTGACCCGGCGTACTCAGGTGTGGACGACGCGGTGATATACATGCGCCAGGGCCTGCACAGCAAAGTGCTCTGGACGGGCAGCAAGACCACCGACGACCTGATCATGGCGAAGCGCATAGCCGACTTTGAGGACCAGTACCAGGCTGACGCTGTGTTTATCGACTTCGGCTACGGTACCGGGCTGAAATCCATCGGTGACGGCTGGGGCCGCACATGGCAACTGGTGCCGTTCGGCGGTGCATCCACTGATCCCCAGATGCTGAATAAGCGCGGGGAGATGTTCAACAGCGCCAAGACCTGGCTGAAACTCGGCGGGGCGCTGGACGATCAGGAGACAGCAGATGACCTGTCGGCGGCAGAGTACAAGGTCAGGGTGGACGGGAAGATCGTCATGGAGCCGAAGGAAGATATCAAAGACCGCCTGGGCCGCTCCCCTGGCAAGGGTGACGCGCTGCTGCTCACCTTCGCTTTCCCCGTATCGAAGCGGGTTCACATACCCGGCCAGCAGAGCCAGCAGGGCAGGGCCATCACGGAATATGATCCTTATGCTTAACCGTCGCGGGGGATAATTCAGGATTATGCCCTGGAAGGGATAAAACAAAGCCCGCGCATCGGCGGGCTGAATGTGGCAGGTCACGGTGTTATTGTTCGCTCAGCTTCTGCTTCAGCAAATACCCTTCCAGCATCCAGATTTTATTAACCGCATTTTCACGGGCAATCTTGCGTCCGATCTCCGGGTCGAAGTTTTCAGGGCTGGCGCATGCGCTTTCGCCGGTTACGGTGAAGCCGTTGCGCAGAACCAGAACGCAAAAGGTCAGTAATGCTGTCTGCTCAGGAATGTTCAACTCCTCAACCTTTTCATCATCTGACTTTGTATCAGTCAAATATTGATGGCGACCTGCTATACCATCAGCAGCCGTGAAGTAATGCTCACTGACTATAACGTCGGCAATCCGTTGTGGCGTAACGCGCGGCGCGTTTAAGCCTTTAGCATGAATTTCCTTCTCAATAGCCGTGCAGGATGGTGCTGGAGATGCGGTTGATACCATGATATTCACCTTAAAAAAATGCCCACCGAAGTGGGCGAACTGGAAGCAATGAGGGTGCCTTCCTTGGCTGTCGTCACAGGGTTTACAGCGCAGTGTCATCGCAATGGCGCTCTGCTGTAAAAGGGGCGGTACCAGCGACGATTCGGGATTCTGGTACCGCCAAAGCAACACAGCAATGGTACTGGTACTACGGGTATCACGGTCCTAAGGCGTGATGGGGTTGTGGTGGTCAGTGGCTAATTCCGACTTACGCCTAACAGCACGTCCTCTGCCTTTTCAATTCACCACAACGGAGAGAGCACTGAACTCGACATTGTCGCCCTGTCTCAGCTTGTGCGTACTGCCGTACCGGTAGGCTGATCCCCTGAGAGAGATGCGGTGCCATTACTTTTGGGCCCGGTCAGTGCTCTTTCCTGTTATGGCCTCGTCTCTTCCGAGGTGTCACACCTGATCGCCACGATGGTGAGTCGCTATGTCACGCATACCGAAAACGCTGACTTGCACATTCCGGCTACCCGGTTGGGGAATAGGGAACCCGCCCGGACCGCTTCGACACATGTGCCATATGCCGAACTTCTTGTTACCTGAAGGGTAATAATAACTCGCAATACTGTCAATACACTACGTAAATTAATCCGTATATGGTTAAATTGGTAATAATTTAATCGCGACGGAGTATTCGCCATGTGTATGGGCAGCAAGCCATCTGTACCAGCAGCGCCGGAAGTACAGGCAGCACCTCAGGAGCAGGATGCCGCGGTCGTTTCTGCGCGTGATGACGAAGAGCGACGCCGCCGTCAGGCTGCCGGTCGTAGCTCCACGCTGCTGACTGGTGCCCAGGGCGACACCTCCACTGCCAATACCAGCGGTAAAACGCTGCTCGGCCAGTAACGGAGCAGGCGAATATGGCGGAAACCGTAAAAGAGCGACTGCTGAAGCAGCTCGCACAGCTGAAGAGCGAGCGCACTTCTTTCGAGCCGCACTGGCGCGACCTGAGCGACTTTATCAATCCGCGCGGTTCCCGCTTTCTGACCTCTGACGTTAACCGTGACGATCGCCGCAATACCAAAATCGTTGACCCGACCGGGTCGCTGGCACAGCGCATTCTGTCCAGCGGCATGATGTCAGGCATCACCAGCCCGGCCCGTCCGTGGTTCAAACTGGCAACGCCTGACCCTGACATGATGGATTACGGCCCGGTGAAGATCTGGCTGGAAGTCGTGCAGCGCCGCATGAACGAGGTGTTCAACAAATCGAACCTGTATCAGTCGCTGCCGATCATGTACAGCAGCATCGGCACCTACGGCACTGCTGCAATGGCTGTGCTCGACGACGATCAGGACGTGATCCGCACGATGCCTTTCCCGATTGGCTGCTACTACCTGGCGAACAGCCCGCGCGGTAGCGTCGATACCAGCTTCCGCCAGTTCTCCATGACCGTGCGCCAACTGGTGCAGGAGTTCGGCCTGGAGAACGTCAGCACCTCCGTTAAGGGCATGTTTGAAAACGGCACCTATGAGCAGTGGATCGAGATTAACCACTGCATCATGCCGAACATCAACCGCGATACCGGAAAGCTGAACAGCAAGAACAAGCCGTTCAAATCGGTCTATTTCGAGACCGGCGGTGACAATGACAAACTGCTGCGCGAATCCGGTTACGACGAATTCCCGATCATGGCACCGCGCTGGGAAGTGAACGGCGAGGATGTTTACGCCTCGTCCTGCCCTGGCATGCTGGCGCTGGGTCAGGTCAAAGCCTTGCAGGTTGAGCAGCGTCGTAAAGCGCAGTTGATCGACAAGGCCACCAACCCGCCGATGGTTGCGCCGACATCTCTCAAAAACCAGCGCGTTTCCCTGCTGCCTGGCGATGTGACCTATCTCGACGTGATGACAGGACAGGACGGGTTTAAGCCTGCCTACCTGGTCAACCCGAATACCGCTGACCTGCTGACCGACATTCAGGATACCCGGCAGATCATCAACAGCTCCTACTTCGTCGACCTGTTCATGATGTTGCAGAACATCAATACCCGCTCAATGCCGGTGGAAGCAGTAATCGAGATGAAAGAGGAAAAACTCCTGATGCTGGGGCCGGTGCTGGAACGTCTGAACGACGAATGCCTGAACCCGCTGATCGACCGCACGTTCTCCATCATGGTGCGCAAGAACATGCTGCCGCCACCGCCGGACGTTCTTCAGGGTATGCCGCTGCGCATTGAGTACATCTCCGTGATGGCGCAGGCCCAGAAATCTATCGGTCTCACCAGCCTTTCTCAGACTGTCGGCTTTATCGGCCAACTGGCGCAGGCCAAGCCGGAAGCGCTGGACAAACTCGACGTGGATCAGGCCATCGACGCATTCGCAGAAATGTCCGGCGTGTCGCCAACCGTCATCGTTCCTCAGGAGCAGGTGCAGGGTATCCGCGATGAACGCGCCAAACAGCAGCAGGCCGCTATGGCAATGCAGATTGGTCAGGCCGCAGCGCAGGGTGCCAAGACGCTCAGCGAGACGCAGACCACCGATCCAAGCCTCCTGACCGCTATCGCTAACGCATCTGGAGCGCCGCAGCAATGACGGATATCGATGACGAAGAACTGAGGGCACAGAACGATCGTAAGCAGCGCGATCTGGCTCAGCGCGAAATCGACGATATCAAATTCGTCATGGATAGCGTGCAGGGCCGCCGCGTTGTCTGGTCAGTGCTCGAAAAAGGTCAGGTGTTCGGTACCTGCTTCAACGTAGAGCCGCACATCACAGCATTCAACGAAGGGCAGCGCAATCTGGCGCTGGCACTGTTTCAGCGCGTCATGGCGCACTGCCCGGATCAGTATCTGAAGATGGCCGCAGAGGCCAGTGAACAGGAGTAACCATGAATTTATTTGACCGTTTGCTGCATCGCCGTCTTTGCAATGAGCAGCCTGCTGACGGTGGCGCAGCGCCAGCACCATCAGAACCAGCAGCGCCACAGCCAGGCGCTGGCGAACAATCTGCACCCGCTGGCGAACCAGCAAAACAGGAAGGTGAGCAGCCTCAGCCTGGCGCCGAAGGCGATAAGCCAGCAGAAGGCGATAAGCCTGACGATGACAAAGACAAAAAGCAGGAAGGTGCTCCGGAAGCCTATGAGTTTAAGGCCGCTGAAGGCGCTGAACTGGATACGGAAGCTCTGAAGGACTTCGAGCCGGTTGCCCGCGAACTGAACCTGACCAATGAACAGGCGCAGAAACTGGTCGATGCGTACCCGAAAATTCTGGCCGGTGTGCAGCAGCGCCAGGCGGATGCCTGGCAGGCCACAACCGAGCAGTGGGCCGCTGATGTGAAAGCGGATAAAGAGATCGGCGGCGACAAGCTCACCGGCAACCTGAGCGTTGCTCAACGTGCCCTGGACCAGTTCGGCGGGCCTGAACTGAAAGAGTACCTGAACACTACCGGACTGGGTAATCACCCTGCATTGGTGAAAGCATTTATCAAAGTCGGCAAGGCAATGTCAGAAGACAAGGTTGTCACCGGCGGTCATGAAAGCGGCGGCAGTGACCTTATCTCCGCCTTCTATCCTAAAAAGTGAGGTATGAAAAATGGCTTTAATCGGTCAAACTCTGCCATCGTTGCTTGACATCTACAATCGTACTGACAAGAACGGCCGAATCGCACGCATCGTGGAACAGTTGGCTAAAACCAACGACATTCTTACTGATGCGATCTACGTGCCGTGTAACGATGGCTCAAAGCATAAAACCACAATCCGCGCAGGTATCCCTGAGCCAGTGTGGCGCCGCTATAACCAGGGCGTCCAGCCAACCAAAACCCAGACCGTACCAGTAACTGATACTACCGGTATGCTGTACGACTTGGGATTCGTTGATAAGGCTCTGGCAGAC